CGCATAGCCGGCGCCCAGCTGCTTGCACAGCTGGCGGAACGGGCGGTCCGTCACCCCGGCCATGGGGGCGGCAAACACGTTGTTCGCCAAAGTGAACTGGCCGATCTGCATGCTGGGGTGAAGGGGAGGGGCGGAGGCGGGGGACGGATTCTAGCTGCCTCAAATTTCAGCAATTGAAACGGTTGCTTGCCTACATGGCGGGCCGGAGGCGACCCCTATACTGGCCCGCTCATGGAAGCCTGGCTGAACCAATTGCTGAGCGCGCTCGCGCTGCCCGAGTTCGGCCTGAGCACTGTGTTCGTCGTGTCCTTCATCTCGGCGACGCTGCTGCCGCTGGGCTCCGAGCCGGTCGTGTTCGGCCTGGTCAAGCTCAATCCCGAACTGTTCTGGCCGGCCATTCTTGTCGCCACGGTCGGCAACACGCTGGGCGGCGCGTTGGACTGGTGGCTGGGCTACGGCGCGCACAAGGTGGCCGACCGCTACAGCCATTCCTCGCACCACGTGCGGGTGCTGGGCTGGCTGAAGAAGCTGGGACCCAAGGCCTGCCTGCTGGCATGGCTGCCCGCGGTGGGCGACCCGCTGTGCGCGGTGGCAGGCTGGCTGCGGCTGCCGTTCTGGCCCTGCCTGTTCTACATGGCCATCGGCAAGTTCCTGCGCTACCTGGTCATGACGGGGTCGCTGGTCTGGGCGTTCCCCGGGGTCTGGCACTGAATCAGATCAGCGACTTGGCGTTGTCGAGCACGTACTCGCAGGCCTTGTCCTTGAGCTGGTCCTGGATCTTGCCCATGTCGAAGGACTTGCCGTCGCTGCCGCTCAGCATGCCGGACAGGCCGCTCTGGTAGCCCTTGTCCTGTGTCTCCTTGCCGCCGCCCAGGCCGATCTTGCCGAGCAGCTTGTCCTTGATGCCGGCGGCGCCGCCGGCCAGGTACTTGCGCTCGATGCAGTACTGCAGCACGCCGGCCGCGTTGCTCGCGGTGCCGCTGCCGATGCTGGGCAGGCCCAGGCCACCCAGCATGCCGGCGGCGCTGCCGCCGCTGCTACTGCCGCCCAGCTGTTCGCCGGCCGCGCTCTTGAGCTTGTCGAACGGGCTGGCGGCCTGTGTCGACAGGGTGGTCAGCAGCGCAAGGGCGAGGGTGGTGGTGCGAAGGATGTGGAGGGCCATGGTGACGTCCTGAAGAGATTCGGGCGCGGTGCCTCGGCCGGGGCCGAAACAGCGCCGATGTGCGGAAAGAACCGTCCCGAATTCTAGAGCGGTGCCCGTGGCCGCTCTGAGGGACTACGCCTTGCCGCTGCGCTTGGCGATCACGGCCATGATGGCCAGCGCGGCAAGGACCTTCCAGGCGTCTTCGGCCAGCAGACCGGCGGCCCAGGAACCCATGGAATCCACGGGCGGAGACAGTTCCGTGACGGCGGGCAGGTGGGGGTAGGCACCGAAGGCGACGGCAGCCGAGACGGCAAGCAACGACACGACGGCGACGAGGAGACGTTTGAGCTTGGTGGAGGTCATTTCCGTGTTGTGCAAGCGCTGTGCCACCGAGGTGCATCAACGACTTGCACGACTTCCTGGGGTTAACCCTCGGTTTGTGTAAGGCGGGTCGTCATCGGACAAGTCCTACAGCCGCTGACGGAATCGGGTTACGGCGCGACGATGTCGCGCCCGTGCCGCGAGTGAAAGTCCTGTCATGAATTCCCGCTGTTCGGGCGCGCCAAGCTCCGATGCGGCGTTGACGCTATTGGCCAGGAGGACTGTCAAGCGACTGGTCCCCTCGACAGGAATCGAACCCGCACCTATAGGCAAGAAGAACTCTGCCGAACTGGCTGCATGCGCACGCTCCCTCTGAAAACGCGCGTGAACTCGAAAGAACTTTGCGCGCATGTCCCGGTTTATGTCCCGGTTTTCTGGCCGGACAGGAAGCTGTTCAGGCGGCGGCGCTCGGAGCCGGCGTCTGCGGCCTCGATCCACTTCGAGTACACCCGATAGAACATCTCGACGGAGTGGCCGAGCTGGCGCGCCACCCAGGCCGGCGTGCTGCCGGCGTGAAGGCAGACGGTGGCGAAGGTGTGCCGCGTCTGGCGGGCGTCCCGGTAACGCATGCCGGACAGCCGCATCGCCGGCTTCCACCAGCCATCCAGCGGCCCTTTCGTGGTCGTGTAGTTCAGACCGTCCATGCCGAGGAAGACGTGATCGCCGGCCAGGTGGCTGATGGCGCGCTGGCTCTCCAGCACGGCCAGCGCCCGGTCCGTCAGTTCGACCTCGCGCGCGACGCCGGTCTTCGTGCCCTTCTCGGCGCTGCGCGTGAAGGCCGTGTCGACGGTGACAGTGCCGCGGCGAAAGTCCACCTTGGACCAGCGCAAGGCGATCTGTTCGCTGGGCCGCAGGCCGCTGAAGAACGCGAACTCGTAGTACAGCCGGCCGCGCTCGTTGCGCACCTTGGCCAGCAGGATCTCCACCTCTTCCAAGGTCAGCGGGTCGGGCTGGGCCTTCTGCGGCCGGCGCATCTCGATGTTCTCGTGCAGCGCCTCGCGCAGGATCTTCGCCTTGAACGCGTACTCCAGCACCATGCTGAGCACGCTGGCGATGTTGTTCCAGGTCTTCGGGTTCTGCGGCAGCACCGCCAGCTTGGCCATCAATGCCCGGTAGTCCAGCGCGTTCATGCGCATGTCCTGCCAGTCCGTGAAGTGCTTGGACGACAGGGTCTGCGCGTAGCTGTGCGCCGTGCTGTGCTCGATCTCGCCGCGCTTGACCGTCTTCCACTCGGCCGACACCTCGGCCCAGGTCAGGCTCGGTGCGTCCTTCTTGGCGCGCGGCGATTCCGGGAAGTAGTCGGCCAGCGCGAAGGTGCCGCGCTCGATCTTGCCCAGGATCTCCATGCGCATGCGCTCGGCATACCGGATGTTGACCGGCGTCGGCTCGATCTCCAGGCGCTCGCGGCCGAAGCCTTGGGCGCGGAGGTCGATCTGCAGGTGCCGGTCGCGGACGATTACGCCGCTTGGAGCTGCTGGCCTTCTTCGCATGGCTTGTCCTTCGGCCGCCGGCCGCGTTTCGACGGGATGCTGGGCTGCTTGTCGACCCAGTCGTAGAAGGCCTGCAGGTCGATGACCTTGCGGCCCTTGACCCACTTCCAGACCTCGTTCTCGACCCACAGGCCGTCTCGCATGTGGGCCAGGAAGAAGTCTTCGCCGAAGCCGGTCCACTCGGCCGCGTGCTCAACTGTCATCCAGCGCGCGATCATTCGAGCACCCCCGCCGGCGTGAAGAACTCGCCGGACGTGCGCTTCGTCGCCTTGATGTACTCGACCTCCACCTTGGCGCTGTTTACCAGCACCGCGGCCACCTCGGCGACAGCCTTGGCGCGATCCACAGGCATCGGGTTGTCCGTGCGCCGAAGATCGGCCAGAGTGTTCAGCAGGTGCTGGCGCACGAGCGTGATGGGCGCTGCTTGGCCAGGGCCGCTGTCTCCCGGTTGATCCGCTGCAGGAGCCGGAACAGCTCGCGGACCTCCGGCGACTCCTCCAGCTGGCTCACAGGCCGCCAGTTCGCCATTCCGCGCTGGTCCAGGGACACCTTCCTGAACAGGAACCCGTCCACCATGCGCTCGGTCCCCACCGGCAGGACGCGCGGGTCCGAGTCCATCTTCAGCCCCAGTCGCACTGCCATTGCCTTCACGGTGCTGCGCGGCCTTCCGACCGCCGCGGCGGTTTCGCTGGGCCCCAGCGTCGGGTACAGGCGCTGCACCAGCTGCAGTTCTTCCGGCTGCCAAGGCTTCAGCACGCGCTTTTTCAGCCCCAACTGCTGGATCTTGGCCTTGACCGTGCTCATGGGCCTCCGAAGCTGCGCGGCGATCTCCTGCCGGTCCATCGTCGGGTAGGGCTGGCGCAACTGCTCGTGCTCCTGCTGTGTCCATCGTGGGTGCGCCTTCGTCATTCAGGGGCCCTTTCATGTTGAGTTGGCCGCTCTGCATGTCAGCTGAGCCCTTGGAGTACAGCGCCTGCTCTGGGTCGTAGTCGATCAGGTCGTGGTCCATCGCCACCATGAGTTGCGCGTGCACGTTGCGGGTGTCGCCGTCCATGACGAAGCGACCGATGATGTCCTCGGTGCTGAGGGTTCGGCTCGGGTACAGGGCGAGCCAGCTGCAGACGCTGGCGGCCAGACTGCCGGCTGGTGGTCGGTAGGTCATGGCTTAGCCTTCCTTTCCAACTTGCGCAAGTTGGCAAGTTGTGCGCCTTCTTTCCGCAGCTTGTTGACCTTGCGCAGCGCGCGTTTGGCGGCCAGCAGCCGGGCGCGTTCGGCCTCGATCTGGTCGGGGGTGATGCCGTCCACGTCTGGCATGGCGCGCACCGCGTACCCGTAGCTATCGACGGCATGCCAGAGCGCCACCGTGTCGGCCTTGGTCAGCTTCTCGGGCCGTGTTAATTTTTCCCGCCTACGTTGTAGGTCCGAAAAATTAACATCGGCCTGTCGATCAGCCGGCTTGGTCGACAACTTGTCGTTCGTGCTCACGTCAGGCATTCGAGCTTCCTTGAATCTGGGCAGCGGCCTCGCGGGCGCGCTGCTTTGCATCTGGGCGGCTGGCCAGCCACTGAGACAGCCGACGGTCGCAGTCCTGCAGGAGCGCCGGCATCCGGCCAGTGGCGACCACGTCGGGTCGGGACTGGCGGTCGGCCTCGCGGCGTTCGTTGGCCTTGCCGATCATTCGGTCCCTCCAGTGTTGGCAAGCCTTGCGTCTGTGCAAAACTAATGTGTGGACTTGAATGCTGAATACCGTGGCGACCCCCCTGGGGTTCATTTCACGTTCGCCAGCGGCGGGCGTGAGCACGTCTGCGTGGTCAGCTTGCATGCTCTGGCCGCGCTTGCGGGCAGCGCTATCAGCACGACGAACGAAGCCGTTTCGGTGTACCAGCACTATTGGCGGTACATCCATGCGGCCGCCCTGGGCTTGCACGCTGCAGGTCAGGCTCGCCCCTTCGTTCGATCTGAGGACGTGCTCTGAAGGAGGTCGGCATGCTTGCCGACGCTGCTGTTCACCCATGGACGGCTCCCTTCATGTCGCGATCGCCCATGGACCACTCGATCGGCCCGCCCATGATGTTGGTGCCGGCAGCCTGGTCAGCCATTGCGCCGATTAGGCTCACCGTCTGGGACACTGCGTGCAAGGCCGTCTTGCACTGCGAAGGGCTCCAGTCGCCGCCGCCGACGTTGACCGAGACATCCAGCATCAACTCGGTTGCCGAGATGCAGCTGCACGCCATGTGCCCCAGGATGTCCCGCAGCTGCGTCGGCGTGTAGCCGTTCAGGAAGGGAGCCGACGGCGTTGCCGACGCCGCGGGCCCATCATCGAAACAGTCTTCGCAGTCCGTGAGTTCGTTGAGCAGCGAATGCGCTCTAGCGATCAGCGCCGTCAGCGCAGACGGCATGGGCTGATCCTTGGGCACGCGGCGTGCAGCCGAGACGAGCGCGGCCAGATCGAAGCCCATGTCGACCTGGGCGTCAGGATGAAGCGAATCGAAGCTGTCAGCCGCCTCCAGGGCAACCTCGGAGGCAACCCGGAGTAGGCGCAGGGAGTAGCCGGACGAGAAGTCGCCATCGGACTGCGATGCATCCCACAGCATCTGCGACAGCTGGCGCAGCTTCGTTCCGCCGACGCCTGGCGCCTTCGCTTGGCGCTTGCGCGCGGCGCGCGACTTCTCAATGGTCGCAGCGGTCATGGCGTTTCTCCTTCGTGCGGGAACCGGCCGTAGATCATGCGGTGCGCCTCGCGCAGCTTGACCGTGTCGTCATCCAGGTGGGACATGATCAGCGAGTTCAGCTCGCGAATGCGGAGCGCGAACATGCGCACCCGCGCGCACCAAGCGCTGTCGGTCAGGTCTTCGGAGCCCAGGCGGTCGTTGGCGCGCTCCAGCATGTCGTTGCAAAGCTGCTCCACGTCCGCAGCGCTGTAGTGCGCCAGCTTGCGGGCGGCTTCCTGGTCCTCGGACAGGTCGGCGTGCCAGGGCGTTTCAAGGGTAGCGGCACTCATGCTGCACCTCGCATCAGCCAAGCGGACATAGTGACCTCCGACGCATGCTGGCCCCCGCGCGCCACGCAGGTGATGGCGCCGATCAACTGGGCGAGGCCACCCGCTGCCGTCATAGCCGCGTCGCGGCGATAGTCCTGCAGCTGGTGGTCCTGCGACATCTCGATGAGCGTTTCGATGTCGCTCGCATGCCTGGCGATGGTTTGGAAAACATCGGCCAGATCATCGCTAACCGCCTGGTCAGCTGGGTCGTTGACGGGTTGCTCCGCCTTCGCGCCAGGGGTCCAGTTGGAGAATGCGGCCAGGCGATCAAGGCTGTTGAAGTGGGTGAACTCTTCGAGCGCGCCCGTCAACTCTTCCAGCAGGTTCAGCGCGGTTGGCCGCACGGCCGTGGCGAGGTCCATGCCGGCCGATGGCCCTGCAACCCTCAGGCATGCCGCAGCACCATGCAGCATCCCGGCTGCATAGGGCATGCCGTCATCCCAGAGCACTGAATCGTCGGACTTCTTCAGGAGGTAAAGCAGCGAGTCAGCGCGGTCGCAGGGCCCGTCGGCCAGCGCGCCGACCAGCAGGCCGCTGATCCTCTCAGCGCCGGCTTTCGTCAGGGAGACCCACGGGGCAAGGCGCTTCTCGACCGTGGCCGCGGGGCTGGATTCATGTTCAGTGGCGCAGGCTTGCGCCGATGCGATAGCATCAACCATGGTTCGTGTCCTTGTCAGAGGGGCGTGATCACAGAGGCCGTCGCGGTTGCCGCCGCGTAGGTCTCGCCGAGGGGCTGACGGTTGCCGCCGTTCAGCCCCTCACCTTTTTGGCGCTCCACCAGGTGGAACACCGCGCTGCTCAGGTCGGCCACCGACGAGGCCATCAGGTGCATGCTGTCCAGCGCGCGCAGCAGCTGTTCGGGCTGCTGGGGTGCCGGCAGTGCGATCGGCTGGGGATCGAGGCCGGCCAGGTGTCGCGCCACGATCGACATGGCTTCCGGCAACTCCGCGCGCGGGATCTGGCGGTACGTCACTTTGAAGTGCGCCTTGAGCTTGGCCCAGCCCTGTGTCATGGCTTTGGCTTGGGCGCTGTGGGGCAGGGCCTTCACGCCGGCGGTCAACATGTCGCGCAACTGGTCAGCCTCTAGGGCAGACAGCGTGTCCGTCTTGCCGACGGAGAACGGGATGCGGGGCTGAGCGGCCTCGCTTTCCAGCTGGTGCCAGCGGCGAATGACGGCGCGGCGGGCCACGACGCTGTAGCCGGTCAGGAGCGTATCGGTCAGCTCGCGGCTCAGGTGGAACATCGCGGTGTAGCCGCGGCCGTCCTTCTCTTCTCGGACATGGATCAGGCCTGATCCATCTTGAGGATGGCCCACGACCGGAGCATCTTCACTAAGCGCGTCGAGCATGACGCGGATATCCCGGATCACGTTCTTGTGCTGCTTGCCCGTGAGCTTGGCGATCTCGTCGCTGCTCATGGTCTGCACGATCTTCGCGATGGTGGTCACTGGTTTTCCTTGGTGGTGGATTGAATACGGGAAGCTGCCATGCTTATTCCCACCAGCTTCCTCAGTCGGTGCGGGTCGCTGGCCTGCGCTGAACGCGCACCTCCCGAGGGTGCGACGTTGAGCTTTCCCAACAGCCTCCGCTGTGGGTGGCAATCGTTCAGTGGATAGGCAGCGAGACCAGTCACGACGGCACTTTCGTCTGAGGTTGCTGGGCGCGCCGGCCCTTGAAGGACTGGCGCAAGCGGAACAAGATCTCCGCGTTGAAACCGCGCTCGGCTTGTGCTGCGGCCTTGTGCAGATCTGCGTGCAGATCCGGCGGCACGCGAAGCGCGGTTTTTATGAAATCCTTCTGGGTGGTCATAGCTTTAATTTGAAGGCGTTGAAGAAGTGTAGAGCGGCTTTAATTTGAAGGCAATAGAGTGACTTCAATTTAGGGCTACCATCCGCGCATGGCGACCTCCTACCAAGACGACTACATGAAGACCGCGCTGCGGCTGCCGCGCGACTTGCATGCGAGGATTCAGGAGGCGGCGACATCCGCGGGCCGCTCGCTGAATGCCGAGTTGATCGCAAGACTTCAGGATTCCTTCAGCGCCAAGACAGGGAGCACGTCGTTCGTCATGCGCTTGGCGTCTGATCGACTGAGCGCTCGGGGTGAGGCTCTTGGCTTCAGGGTTCAAGTTCTCGAAGCCAAGCAGCAGATGATTCGAATGCGGATGCGCCTGTTGTCGATGGAGATCGAGCGAGAAGGAAAGGCCGCGAAGACGGATGCTGACTTCGCCGAAGTCGAGAAGAAGCTCGAGGAATATCGCGTGATCGAACGAGAGGCGAGTGAGCTTGCTCTGGAAGGGGATGCGTTCCTCAAAGACCGCGACCAGCACATCGCGGAGATGGATGGATTTCTCACTGCTGCTGAGGCCAAGCGCGACCAAATGGAGCAGGCGGTGGCGAACTACCTGGCAAGGAAGCAAGCGGAAGCCGATGGAGGCGCAGATGCCACGTCGAATGCGTCGGTGCCGCCTGTTGTCCAGGCCGGCTCCACGAGGCGCGTGCGGTTGACGGACGAGGCTCTCGACGCGCTGCGCGGCAGCAGTGCCGCTCCCTCGGTCCCAAGTGCGGACGACATTGAGGCCGCAGGGCGCAAGAAGAGACGGACCACTCGGGTTCCCCTTCGGCTCCCAGGCGAGAAGCCCTGACCCCGCTGCCCGCGCGGCCCCGCATCGGCCGGCAGGCCGCGCCGGTTTATGACGTAGTGCGATGCGGACGGAGCAAAACCTGCAATATGTGCCAGGAGCTTTCGTCGCAATAGCTGGAGTTCGGTCCCATTGCTGACAGACGAGCGTGGGACGCCACGTCACCATGGAAGCTTCACTTACTTCAGCTGGAGGTGAAGCGTCTTGTCTGTGAAACTGACTATTCCTGGCTTTGAAGCGATCCCAGGATTTGAAGAAGTGGTAGCCGTGGTGCTTGGTCCGGGCATGCTCAGCGTTCAGGTGATCGGAGAACAGGCTTTCACCCACGCTGCTGGCACCTTGATGATGCATGGCCCGATAGATGCGCTGTTGCAGAACGCGGCGATCCGTATGCGCAGATTCTTGGTGCTGAACCAAGGCGACGCGCGCCGCATCGTCATGACCGTGCACTACGAAGAACTTGATCACCTGAGCTAATCGGCTCATCCCGCCCACCAGTGCGTGAGGGCCAGCGCCAAGCCCAGGCCGATGGCGGCCGCGGCTGTGACATCCCAGATCGTTTGCATCTCTGCTCCTGGCCAGCACCGTGCTGGCATGGAGCAATTATTCATTTGCGCTTAGGCGCAAGTCAAGCGGGAATGAATATTTTATTCTTGATGGCAAAATGTGTCGTCTGCCAGCTTCCCTGGCGACAATCGGAGAGGTGACGATGGACGCACTGAAGTTCGTTGAAGAGCGCGGCGGACGCGCGCTTGAGATCGTCCGCAAGGGCTACGACGATCTGCATGAGCGGGCCTACAAGTTCGCCACGCTCCTCGTCGCTGGTGGCGGCGCAATGGCAGCGTATGCGCTTGGGCGAATCGGCATATCCTCTCCTGTTGTCGAATGGCTGCCCATCGCCGTGCTTGCATTTTTTTGGCTGGCAGCGGCAGCGCGCCTCGTGCTGCATGCTGCTGGCTCCCAGAAAGTCCCTTACGGCGCGGGCCCTGCAAAGCAGCTGAAATACTACGACGGTTGGATCAGCGCAGCTGCAACTCCAGAAAAGGCGCTAGAGGAATTGCGGCGACGGGAAATCCAACTGGAGGAGGAGCGGATACAAAAGTACGCCGAGGCCTGCGACAAGAGGTCTGACGAGATCGACAAGGCTTACAGGATAGCCGTACTAGTCGCACCGCTGATGGGGGCAGGAACGCTTTCACTTGTGGTCACAGTTTCGCTAGTCCTTAGGCGCTTCGCCACTGGTTGATCAGCGATCCAAGCTCTTCTTGAAGTACTCGTTCACGAGCGATTGGGGATCGGGAGGCGGCGGTGGCGGCGGTGGCGGCGGTGGCGCTTCTGCGGAATCGTTGTTGCTCATGCTTGCTCCTGGGTTGGGTTGCGCTAGAACTCTTCGCCTCGCCAGACCTTCACAACGCGCGCGAAGACCTCGAAATCCATGCCCGTCGTGATGTCGAACGGGTCGTACAGCGTGTTGTAGCTCTTGGCCCGCAGCACCAGGCCGGCTGCAGTGGGGATGCGCTGCAGCTGCTTCACGAAGCCCTCTTCACCCACGCGAAAGAAGTAGATCCCGTCCACGTCCGCGCGCGTCACGCCGCGGTCAACGAGCAGCGGATCGCCCGGATTGAACAGCGGCTGCATCGACGGCCCGAAACCGGTGACGATGGCCAGGTTCTTGATGGACGTGATCCGGTGGATGTTCTGCTGCGCCCATTGCTCGGAGACGCGCCACTCTTTGATCACGCCTGGCTGATCTGCCAAGACGATCCCCCTTCCCATTGAGCCGCCAGTCTCGAACTGGGGGATCACCACGTCTCCAGCTGCGAGCACAGCATCAGGCATCGCACGGATGGTGCCGTTCGTGTCGTTGCGCTCGCGGCTTCCTGGGCGACTCAGTGCCCTCGCAGCCAGGCCGCTTACCGAGAGCATGTCCAAGTTTCTGCCGTCGAGCCAACCCGGGTCGACGTTCAACGCTGCAGCAAGCGCGACGAGATTGGTCGTAGACCGGCTGTCGCCTCGCTCGAGCTTCGAGATGTCGGACTGCTTCACCCCCGCAGCCTCGGCCAGTTGCATCTGCGTCAAACCCGCGGCCGCGCGCGCGTGACGGATCCGCTGGCCGAGGGTGTCAAGGCGGGGTGGGGCTGCCATCCCCTCATTTAATCCGACTTGCATATTCTTTGGCGCCATGAAAGAATGGGCGTAAAGGAATATCCATGGACGCCAAAGCCTACCTCGCTGCCCTGCGGGCGATGAAGCTGACCCAGGTGCAGATCGCCACGCGCACGAAGATTCCGCAATCCACGATCAGCAAGATCGAGCGCGGCGAGGTCGTCAACGTGCGGGCGCGCACCTACTGCGCGCTGCAGGCCCTCTACATCGAGCTGACCACTGCCAAGGTGCCGGCCCATGCGTGATGCCGCTCAACGCTGCGTCCGCTGGCGCCGCATCCGCATCGCAAACTGTTCTTTCCGGTCGGGCAACCGCATCGGCGCGAACCGCATTTCTAGCTTGCCCGCAACCACGCGCGCCGTCAGCGTGCTCAGCAGCCGGTGCTCTGGAACCGAGGGCGTCGCATGCACGCGCAGCGTCACCGAGCTGTTGACGACGGTCCCGTCTGCATGCGGCATGTCCGCGACGGGTTCGAATTTTTCCGGGGTGTTGGGTGTGTTCATGGGCTCGATTTTTCCGGCCACGCCCCCCGCCGACCAGACCTATAGCAATTCCGAGGACACGCTGCTATGAACCTCCGCGACGCAGCCCGCAACCTGGCCCGCCGCTTCCATGGCGGCATCGAAGCATGGGCCGGCCGCGTGGGCAAGAACCCCACGTCGGCACGCCACGAACTCGCCGGCTCCGGTGGCTACAAGCTCGGCCTTGAAGACGCCGAGCTGATGACCCAGTTCGCGATCGAGCAGGGCACGCCCGACCCTCTGCAGATCCTGAACACGTTCGCGGCCAACTGCGGCGCCATGCTCATCCCGTTGCCGCAGATGTACCAAACCGGGGCCTGCACGCTGACGGATCTGTCGCAGGCCGCCCAGGAGTTCGCCCAGTTCGTGGCGGCGTCCGCCGGCGCGGTGGCCGACGGCCAGGTCACGCTGAACGAGCTGACCCTGGTCGATCAGGAGCTGTCGCACCTCATCGGCTGCGCGCAGCGCGTGCGCACGGCGGTGGCGGCGATGCACGAAGCCGGAAAGCCGGCACCGCGTGCAGTTGTCGAGCCGCCGGTGCGCGACACGATGGAGGCGGGTGCATGACCACGTCGCAACTCGTGCGCCCCGCCGCGCATTCGAAGCTGGCGCCGGCCCATGCCGGCCCTGCTGCGGCCGATCTGATCGACCAAGCGCGCGCGTTCGAGGCCCAGGCCCTGGGCAAGCGCATGGAGGCCTGCATGCTGCTCGGCGAGCGCGAGCAGGCCCGGGTCTACATGGACCAGATGAACACGATCGTCATAACGCGGCGCGCAGCCGCGCAGGCGAAGGCTGACAGCCAAGGCGAGGAGGGCGACCGGACGCTCCACGTCCAGCGCAAGGACCTCTGAGCGTGCCCAACCGCCTCATTCGTGAAGGGCTCATGGAGTCCGAAGCTGTTCTTTCCCTGCCGGTGGAGGGCCGGTGGCTGTACGTGACCATCCTGCTGTCGGCCGACGATGTGGGCCTGTTCGAAGCGACCGAGTTCAAGCTGGCCAGGCGCGCGGAAGTGAACCGCGACCTGGCCGGCAAGCTGCTGCAGATGCTGGCCGACGAAGACCTGATCCGCCTGTACGAGGTGGACGGCAAGCGCTACGGCTTCATCCCCAAGTTCCGCCAGCGTGTGCAGATCAAGAACACGAAACATCCGTTGCCGCCGCGTGAGTTCTACGCGGACGACTCCGATGCCCTCAACAAGATCAACTACTTAGCATCAAAAACAACCGTTGGAGCGCCGGTGGGCAGCGGTTGTGCATCTGATGGCCAACCGCCTGAAGCGGAAGCGGAAGTAGAAGAGAAGGTATCGGAGACTACGTCTCCTCGTCGGCGGCGTGCCGCCTCCGACATGCCGCCATGCCCTTACGCCGAGATCGTCGCGGTCTACCACGAGGTTCTGCCCGAGCTGCCGAGCGTGCTGGTCATGAAGCCCAGCGGCAAGCGCGCCAAGGCCATGGCCGCGCTCTGGACCTGGGTCCTGACCAGCACGAAGCGCAGCGGCGAGCGCCGGGCCACTACGCAGGCCGAGGGGCTGACCTGGCTGCGGGGCTACTTCACCCGGGCCAAGTCCAACGATTTCATCATGGGCCGCACGCCACGCGGCGCCGGACACGAGAACTGGGAGGCCGACATCGACTACCTGTGCTCCGAGTCCGGCATGCGGCAAGTCATCGAGAAAACGAAGGAAGCCGCATGAACGCGCAAGACGATTTCGACATGCCGGAAGACCCGGCCCTGGCCATGCTGCGCGTGCCGCCGCACTCCAGCGAGGCCGAGGCCAGCGTGCTGGGTGGCCTGCTGTTGGACAACGAGGCGTGGGACCGCGTGGGCGACATGCTGCAGGAGGGCGACTTCTACCGCTACGAGCACCGGCTGGTGTTCGGCGCGATCCGGGACCTGTGCAACGCCAACAAGCCCGCCGATGTGCTGACGGTGCTGGAGCGCCTGCAGACGGCCGGCAAGGACGCGGAGGTCGGCGGCCTGGCCTACCTGGGCGGCATCGCCAACGGCGTCCCGAACGCGGCCAACATCCGCCGCTACGCAGAGATCGTTCGAGAGCGCGCGGTGCTGCGAAAGCTGGTCACGGTCTCCGACGAGATCTCCACGCTGGCCTTCGAGCCGGCGGGCAAGACGGTCGCCGACGTGGTGGACGCGGCACAGGCCAAGGTCTTCGCCATCACCGACGGCCAAGCGGCGAAGCGCGACGAGTGGCGCAACATCTACGAGTCCATGGCGGAGCACACGCAGGTCATAGAGGACCGGGCCGCTGGGAAGACCAGGACGATTCCCACGGGCCTGACGGACCTGGACGAGTACCTGGAAGGTGGCCTGCGGCCCGGCGAGCTGGTCATCGTCGGCGCACGGCCCAGCATGGGCAAGACCGCGCTCGGGCTGACGATCGGCGTGCATGTCGCGGCACAGCATGCCGTAGGCCTGCTGTCGATGGAGATGTCGCATAGCGAGGTGAACGACCGCCTTGTGGCCATGATCGGCTGCGTCAGCCTGTCGGCCGTGAAGCGCCCGGCGCGCGGCGAGGGGCTCGCCTGGGATCGCGTGGTGGAGGGGATCGATCGCTCCAGGTCGCTGGGCTTCCACACCTCGGACCAGGGCGGCCTGAACATCAACCAGGTGCGCGCCAAGGCGCGGGCCCTGAAGCGCTCGAGCGGCCTGGACGTGCTGGTCGTGGACTACATCGGTCTGATGGCCGGCCTGGACGCCAAGGCCAACCGCAACACGCAGCTCGAGGAGATCAGCCGCGGGCTGAAGAACCTGGCCAAGGAGCTGGAGATGTGCGTGCTCTGCCTGGCCCAGCTGAACCGCAAGGCCGAGGAGCGGCCGGACGTGATGCCCATGATGTCCGACCTGCGGGACTCCGGCGCCATCGAGCAGGACGCCGACGTGATCCTGTTCATCAAGCGCCCGATCATGGCCAACCCCGAACTGGGCGAGGAGTGGAAGCACTACGCCAAGCTGTCCATCGCGAAGAACCGGCAGGGCCGCTGCGGCTACATCAACCTGAGCTACGTGGGCGAGCAGACGCGCTTCAGCGGCTGGTACGGCGAGCCGCCGCGCAAGAGCGTCATAGGCAAGTCGCGCGGGAGCGAGATGTGAACAACTGGGAAGCGCTGCGCAAGCACTACGCGCGCCACGAAGCCGAGATCCACGCCGAGGCGGCCAACGAATGGGCCATCGATCCCTATGAGTGGGACCGCGGGATCATGAGCATGACGCCGATCGAGCAATGGCTTTGGCACGACATCCGCCACGCCGACGCCGTCCTGTACCCGCAGTACCCGGTTGGCCGGCATTTCGTTGACTTTGCGAACCCGGTGGCCAAGGTGGCCATTGAGTGCGACGGCGCCCAGTGGCACATGGACCAAGCCAAAGACGCCCTGCGAGACAAGGAGCTGCGCGCTGCGGGCTGGACGGTCTATCGCATCACGGGCCGCGACTGCCGCACGGACACAAACGCCGAGACAGGCGCGCCCGGCGCCGCGCGTGACTTCATCCGCCAGATCTGCGACCTCCACGGCATCGCTCGCCGGGCGCACGGCGGCAGCGGCCAAGTCCGCTTCTTTGACTACAGGACCATCACCCAGGAAGCACCATGACCACATCCATCGAGAAAACCATTCGCTCTGTCGGCGTTCCGGTGCCGGCCAGCGAGCTCGGCCCCATGCCCGGCCAGGTTGTGCAGCACACGATGCGCGCAAAACTCCAAGAACTGGAGCGTGAGCTGGCGACTGCGGAAAGCAGCCGCAGCGAGCACGAGGCCTACGTGTACGCCTACGGCAATCGGATCGCGTCGATCAAGGCAGCGCGGGCGGAGATCGCCGACTTCCTAGAGCGCGAGGCGCCGAAGCCATGAAGTGGCTGTTCGTCTTTGTCGCGACCATGGCGATCGGTAGCCCCATCGCCTGGGTTTTCAGGACACCCTGGCTGGCGAACTTCTTCATCCTGTTCTTCATATGCTTGGTCGTGCAGTGGGTGCTACGCGCCTGGGAGGCACGCCATGAGCACTGAGCGCGAATTCCAGAACGCCCGCCGCGACTACGAGCGGCAGATCGCCGAGGCCCGAATCTCGTGGTGGCGGCAGGTGTGGCACGCGCTGCGCGACCTGGCGCGCGAGTTCGCCGATGACCTATCGGCCCGGCCGGCCAGCAGACCAACCGCCCGGCGCCAGCGCCAGGACCGCAAAGCAGAAATCGAACGAGCCGCGAAAGGGCGCCTGTGACCGAGATTCTTGAACCGCCCGCCATCGCCGAGCCGACGCGTCGGCCCCGCCACGTTCCGCGCCCGCCGCGGGTCATCGTGGATTTCAGCGTGATCGAGCCGCACCAGGCCGCGATCCACGCGCGCTTGGAGAACTGGGCCACCTGGTCGCGCGGCCGGTACGCGCCGGCGTCCGCACCGGGCTTCGAGCGCTACTCGAGCCCGTCGGTGGTGGACCGGTACGGCCGCGTGATGGCCCAGCCGAAGCAGCAGCCCCTGGACATGGGCGACGCCCGGCGCATCGGCGCCGCGGTGACGCTGCTGCCGGAGCCGCACCGCAAGGCGCTCAGCTGGTACTACCTGCGCGGCACCAGCCCGAAGAACGGCTGCGAGTACGTGGGCGCGACCATGCAGCACCTGTACCGCCTGGTCCACGATGGCCGGCAGATGCTGATCAACCGCGGGGCGTGATGCTCGTCCGCAAGGCGGCCGCCTTTACGGTCGCGCGGCGGCAGTCTTCTAGCAGGACTTCCAAGCAGAATTTTTCTCGTCTCCTCTCCACCTGAACGAGCAGCACAGCCGACGGCTGTGCAGAGGAGGACGGGTCAAGCAGCGAGTTGTTTAGGTTGCGCTCTGCCTGCTCCCGATGCTGGGCGCTGAGCACAAATGCCTCGAACGAGTTGCGAATCTCGGCCATGCGCCATTCTGCGCCGCTGGAGGCCGGACCGGGCGAGCACTGGATGGAAAACGCTTGTGCGGTGCCAAAACTTCGTGTATCGTGCTACCCCAACGACTGAGCGCAAACGCATCGGGGTCGCCCGTCCCATGAAGGAGGCGGCGGTGTCGGTAAAGCTCGGTGAACGAGCCCTCCCAAACGGAGGGCTTTTGCGTTTCAGGGTCTAGCCTGAGAGTATGTTGGAGCCTTTTAAGGGGACGACATGAGCGAACTTGGCCGAGGCCGAAGAGTCATCAACGCGCTAAATCAGCTTGAGCAGTTCATGGCAGCTCGCCGCTCCAGCGACGAGGTAGCGATAAACGTGATCACGGGTGTCAGCGTTACCGCAGTCGCTTCTGGCGACGATGATGAAAGTGGGATGCTCTTCCTGCGATTTCCTGGTGGCGAGTCGATCGAGGTGAACGGCGACCGGTATCTCGATCTGCAGATCGTTGAGCACGACCGCTACGTGGACGAAGGTGCAGGCGATGGACAAGGGCGGCGCTCGAAGATGGCCGCTGACATCGGGGAGCACCTGCGCCGGAAGCACGATCTGAACTAGCCCACCACCAACTAATTGCCACCACCAACCCAGGCCCGCCCTTCGCAAGATCGGCGGGCCTTCTCGTTTCCGCATTCCAGCGCGTGGGTCGCGTCGCCGGCCTTCCAAGCCGCGTAGAGCAGGGTTCGATTCCCTCCGGATGCTCCAGATCGACGCAGATTCGCCAGCGCGCTAAACCCGCTCCAGCCAGCCAAGTCTGATGCAGTACCTGAGGAACGCGTGCGGGTCGGCGTCGTCTTTGTTTTTGCCGCGTTCCCCAATCGCATCGACGAGGACCCAATAGCTCAGCGCAGGAACCGGGACAGAAAACGCCATCTCGATCTTGGTCCACGCCGCGGCGTGCTTTCCCTGATAGCGGCGCGGCTGCCGGGCGATTCGGTAGCGTCCGGTGTGCACAGAGTGGTCGAACGACAGAGACATGTTGCAGCTTGAATTAGCGAGGCACGGACTGTAAGACAGCTGTTGCTGACGCGTCTGCTGTGCCCTTCGCCGTGGTCATGCCACCGCAAAGCGCATCGCGCTGTCGCCTGCCGGCCGCATCCCTCACCCCTTCGCGCGCACCTTGTCCGCTCGGGATCGCGGCCGGCGACCTACGAGGTCCACATGAACCAGAAGACTCCGATGGGCGCCGATCTGGTGGCGGCGTCGCTCGCAAACGCTGAGCGCGCCCAACAGTTCGCGTCACGCCAGGCCGATCTCCTTCGCCATGTCGGGACCGACGATGGCCGCGACTTGGACTCTCGTGATCTCGATGTGCTCGTCAGTCCAGTTGGTGCTGAGGGCGTGGTCGTATGACCCCTCTACTACCGCCTTGAGGATCGTGGTGAAGTAGGCGTGGTCTCCCGGCGTGCGCGTGACGGACTTGATCACAGCAATGAGCAGGTTGGTCAATGCGATGTTCTGAGCGTGAAGCGTCGTGATGGCGTTGGCGAGTGCCAGCAGCTTCTGTTCAAGGTCTTCGGTTTGCAATTGCTCCCTCCAAGCGATGCGTGTGTGAGAGCTGCATCGTAGGCGAGGGCGACCTTCCCGCCCCGACTCATCCAGCACTCGGCGCTGGCCTGCCACGGGCAAATGGCAGGGCGTTTCTGCCGCAATGCTGTAGCGGTGCCAAGACCAGCGAACGGCAGCACCCAGCTGGGCCAGAACAAGCCTGGTAGGTCCGATGGGTGCACCCTCAATACTGGAGACGCGGATGACGCAAGACATCGGGACGGTTGGGCCGAGCTACAAAATCCTCGGCTGCAACCTCATGCCTGCCGAGCTGGTCATCGGCCACGACTCCTTCGACTGGAGTGTGCGCATCAAGACCACGGGCGCCGTGGAGGTCAACCCCTCGGTGCAGCTGGACGATGCGGCCCTCGCGTTCTGGCGTGCGGTGGAGCGCACGGGCTTCGTGCGCCGTGCGGAAGCCTGATGCCGTGCGCCTCCTGTGCTGCCCGCCGTGCCTGGCTGGCCAAGTGGACCAAGGTAGCCTATGAACGCTCAAAACAAATCCTTGCTGGTGGTGAAAGTCGCAGGCCGCCAGCCGGCTCAGACCGTCGAGGCGGTGCGCCTGGCCCTGGAGCCCCTGGCCCTGGAGATCGGGGCGAAGGTCCTGGTCTCTGATGGCGGTGCCGACGCGGTGCTGCACCAGAACCTCGGCCCACTGGTCGAT